ATCACTTGCGGCAGAAGGTTCGATGCGATAATGTCGCGCCATGTTTGTCTCGCAAATCTTTGAGGAATGTGCTGAAATTCTAGGAACGACTGACGAAAGTAAAATCTTTCGTAAAATTCAGCAGGCGGTAGCGACCTTGATGGAGTCTGGTCACTGGACTCACTCTGTCGCTGATGTTGATGTATGCACAGGCTGGGATCGTTGTTCTATCACGCTTCCTCGAAACATTGATGTTCCTCTTGCAGTCAACATTGATGGCTCTCCGACATACTTCCGCAATCGTTTATTTCAATACCATGTAAACAAAGGCGGAATGTTTAATTCCGTTGAATGGGCATGGGATGATCGCGGATATGTCGCGACACTCATGGACATCATCCAGCCTTCACAGCTTGTCGCTGTCGCAGAGTTGGAGAATGATGTTGGCAAGACGATTCGCGTTCTTGGAAACGATCAGAACAATCGCACACTTCGCTCGCAACTTGCGAATGGAACTGGTGTTGATGGCTTGCTTGTTCCAATTCACTCGCAAAGTGATTTTGCTTATGGAACGATTGCTCCAGATGATGCTACTGTAAAGACCCGTAGCGTTGCTATTACGCCAATCAATCTGTTTACTAGCACAGCGGCGCACGGACTATCATCTGGTCAAGGAATGAGCGTTACTGCGACATCTGGAACGATTCCTGTAGCATTGGAGAATGGTCAGACATATTACATTGGAGTTATTGATGCTTTCACAATCCAGCTTTTCAATGATCCTCTGAATGCTCAAGCGTTGCAATATCCAATCAACTTGCAGAGCATCGTTATTCCAAATAGCCTTGATTTTAAAGATAGCCGTGAATCACAGGTTATAACTGCACTTGAGCTTTCTTCTGCTCCAGCATTCACGCTTGATACTGCTAATCAAATCACATTCCCCGCTGGTCAATCACTTCCTGCTCCGCTTAATCCTGAAACTACATACTACGCAAATGCCGAAGACTCGACGCATTTGACTGTATTTGAAACCTCAGATGATGCCAAAAAGAATATCAATCCAGTTTACACGACTGGAACGACTGGGCCTGTTCCTCCAGCACCCGGAACGCTAGAAGTAGATATTCGCAAAAAGATTGATCCGCAAACTACTCTGACTTTCTCTGTTCGTCACTACTACAATGACGGAGATCAAGTCCAAGCATTTACTGCATCTGGAAATCTTCCAAAGCCTCTTATTGCGAATCAAAACTATTTCGTTAATGTCATTGATCCATTTAGTATTTCGCTTCACGAAAATCAAGCTGATGCGATTGCTTCGACACCAACAAGCCTTGTAAATCCAATTGTTATTAAAGACTCTGGTAGTGGAACGAACTCTATTGTTAAGCTGATTGCAGCTACTGCTACGACTGGAACATCGTCTCAAATCACCGCACCGGGACTTAACATCCCAACCCCCTCTGGTTCTGGAGCTAATTTTCAAGCTGTTGTCGTTGGCTCTGTAACTGAAATAAACATTACTGCCTCTGGAGGTGGATATACCGCGACTCCTAATATAGCATTTTCTGCTCCCCCGACGCCACCAGTTGGAAGCCCTATTACTCCACTGACTGCAACTGGATATGCCGTTCGCAATACTGTAAATAATACTATTTCTGGAATTGTAATCACGAATCCGGGCCTTGGATATTCAACTTCGCCCTTGATTACAATTGATCCGCCCCCTATAAATCCATCAATTTCAATAACAAGTCTAACATCATCTGCAACTACAGCTACTTGCACAACTTTTAATCCACATGGCTTTACAAGTGGAAATGAAGTTACTATTTCTGGAGCTACACCAACTGGATACAATGGAACATATATTGTAAATGTCACTGGCTCCAATACATTTACATATACCTTAAATGCTTCAGTTGGATATGATAAATCAATATCATCTCTCGTAAGCGGGAAGGCAGTTACCTCAATAACCCATGTAACAACTACTGCTACAGTAAATTGTACAAGTCATGGATTTACTAATGGGCAAAGCGTTATAATTGTTGGAGCAAACCAATCCCAATATAACGGAACATTTACAATTGTTTATGTAAATCCAAATCAATTTACATACACAATGGCAAGCGATCCCGGTGTTGATGCAACTGGATCAATAACAGCATCTGCAAGCTCTGGAACAACTGCTACTGCAACAACATCAACTCCGCATGGCTTTTCTAATGGTCAGAGTGTTCTTATTAGCGGGGCAACCCCACCAGCATACAATAAACAAGCTATTATTTCTAATGTCACGGCAAGCACATTTGATTATTCTGTTGATGGAGGTCTTCTGAGTCCAGCAACTGGAACAATTAATGTTTTTTCTACTCCCGCAACTGGAACAATGACTTGTGCGTTGAAGGCTGGAAGTCAAGCCGTAGCAACCGCAAATATAACAACATCATTTCTATCACATTTCACTCTTATTTCTGGAGGTTCTGGATATACCGAAGCACCTCAAGTTAAAATTACTGGAGGAAACGGAAGTGGCGCAACTGCAACTGCAACAGTAAGTGCAGGAGTTGTTACTGGTCTTAATCTAATAACATCTGGAACTGGATATACATCTGTTCCAACAGTCGCCATCTCGCCATCGACTGGTGTATTTATTAGCTTTACTTCTACTGGATCATTGCCATCACCATTGGTTTCTGGAGTAGCATATCGCGCAGAAGCCCCACTTAACACTTCTACTGGTAACTTTACAGTAAAAGGCGCAGACTTCAATGATGTAAATATTACTTCATCTGGCACTGGGACATTGTATGTATCATTGTCCCGTTCATTTAGCGTGACATTCAACAACAATTGGGAGAGTGATTTTACTAATCTCGTTACTGGACAAGAATTGTATTTTGGAACTGATTATCTGCTTCCAAATACATCTCCATCTATTGATAATGGAGTAACTCCATTTTATCTAAATAAGATCAACAACACGACTGGTAAGATTTACAATAGTTTAGTCAACGCCAATGCTGGAGGAGTAACTGGTCTTATCACGATTACCTCATTCGGTTCTGGTCAGTCTTACTATGCTCTTAGGAAATCATTCCGTTCCTTGCCATTTGGAAATCTAATTACTCCATCTGAAATTGTATTCTTGAGCGAAGATCAAATTGTTCGATTCTCCACGACGAACACGCTTCCTGCTCCTCTTGTTTCTGGAACCGACTATACCATCAAACTATTTGGTAATTCAATCAAGGTTTACTTGGGTGGAATCTTGCAGGTATTGACAACTCCGGGGACTGGTCAGTTAAGCCTAGACATTCTTCGCACATTCAATGTCCCTTCATCTACGAGCATTGACGCTGACCAAGCTCATTTCAATACTGGTGATGCCGTTGTTCCTCGCGCTAAAGAAGGCGATGTATTGCCAACTGGATTGACTGCTGGAACGACATACTACGCTCGCAGGCTAGATAATAATTCGTTTGAGCTTTACGATACACTTGCTCAAGCAAGAAATACATCGTCTACTACTGGTCGCAAGACATACACGACAACTGGCGAGACTGTAGAATCAACATTCTTTGTTGACTCTGTAACATTGCCAACATTCGTGAAGTCAGTTTCTCAAATCGACAAGCCAATTACTGAAGGCTATGTGTCGCTTTATGCTTACGATTATGGCCGTAGCAATGACATGACTCTAATTGGTCAATATCATCCATCTGAAGTTAATCCTCAATACCGCAGGATTCGCATTGGTAAGCCTTGTGCGTGGGCTAGGATTTCTTATCGCATCCAGACTCCAAGTATCACCAGCATCTATGACTTTATTCCGCTAGAGCAAGAGCGAGCAATTATCACTGCTGTTCACGCTTGCGATTTGGAAGATAAAGATTTCGCTGATCAATCGGCTCGCTACTGGCAGATTGCTTTTGCTTATCTAAAGAATCAGCAAGAGAGTATTGATGGTCATGCAATGTCAGTCCCGCAGATCAATGCGATCACATACGGAGATACGACTGATCCAGTAATGTTCTAATGAAAAGCGCACAGATAACTTCAGGAAGAGAAGTAAAAGTTTCTTCTGGGTGGATTCTTGGTGTCAACTCAATAAGAAATCCGTGGGCATTGCCAGACAACCAGATTAAGTGGGCAGTAAATTGTTCTGTTCGTGGTGGAGTTGTTCAAACTAGGCCGGGATACTCAATGCGTCTCTCGCTTCCTCCGGGAAATTTCCAAGGAGGAATCTTTTTCTCATCAAACAAGCAAGCAAGTGCATCAGATACTGTGATCCAAAATGGAGTCACGAAAACTATTCCAGCGCAAATCTACAATCCAGATGGAACAACATCTGTTGCTGATGAATTGCCGTTTGTAGTGTTCGCAGTTAATGGAAATGTTTACTACTCGCCATTCCCATTGACTCAACCGAAAAACTGGGAAGATTATCGACTCAAAAATATCAAGCTAGACCCAAGTGTTGACCAGTTTGTTTTCACTCTAGCAACGCAAACCGCAAAGGTATCAACTGGTGGTGATGTAACAGTAACTCCATCTCATCGTATCGTTGTAATCCAAGATGGCATTTCTACTCCTGCATACTGGGATGGGTCAAATCAGACTGGCATCCAGACAACTTCAATTCCTGTTGGATATTGGATGTCATTTAGTGGAAATCGACTTTGGGTTGCATCAAAGAACATCGTTCTAGCATCTGATTTAGGCGATCCAACTTCATTCACGGAAAGACTGACTGGAACTGGCCGTGGTGACTTTGCATTTGCTCGCGTTGTTACTGGAATGACGAATTACATTGGTCAGGATAACGACACAAAACTGATTGTATTCACTGATCGTGCGACATACTCACTGGCAAGTGGAATCTACGATAGAACTCAATGGGTAACTACTGCAAATTTCCAAACGACATTGTATCCGACGATTGGCTGCGTTGCTGGCAAATCTATTTCGTTTCAAGCTGGACAAATGTGGTGGTATTCCCAAGGCGGACTAATATCTGCTGACATTGCGGCGTCAGTCTATGTTACATCGGAGTCGCTTTATCGAGATGTTGAGATGGCTCGCATCAAAGCATACATGGCTGGAGATACATCAAAGATTTGCGCGATGTCGTTTGAGAACTACTTGCTATATTCCGTCCCTTACTTGGAGCCATGTAATTCAGCAACGATGGTTCTTGATTACGCTGCCGCCGCTGAGTGGTCATCGCAACGCATCCCAGCATGGTGTGGCGTATGGACTGGAACAAGGCCCGTAGAGTGGATTTCTGGCGTTGTAAATGGCGCACCTCGTTGTTTCCATTTCTCTGTTGATTACGCTGCAACAAATGATGGTTCTTACAATCATCTTTGGGAAGCATTCATGTCTAATCGCGCAGATACATATTTCGATATTGATGTCGATGGTGGAATCACAGAAAAAGTAAATCGCATCTACGCACAGATGGAGACTGGACTTCTTGGTGATGGTCTTGATTTCAAGCAATTCCAGTATGGTGAAATTGAGGCTTGCGAAATTGGCGGAACTGTGGATGCGCGAGTTTCGTATCGCGGTTCAAAAGGCTTCTACCAAAACATTCTTGATACTCGATTGCTGGCGGTAACTTCAGATTACCAGTGGGTGAATAGCGACTACGCTAAAGAGATTGCCGAACTTGGATTCTTAAACACGCAATATCGTAGGTTGATTACTGAAAATAGTCAGCGCAGACAATCGGCCATTACTTGCGAGTCCAGCCTTACAAACGACATTGACAAAGCATTCTCTGTGCTAATCGAGTGGTGTGGCGAAATGGGCATTGAATCATTGCGTGTATTCCTTGATCCTTGGAGCGAGCGCAGCACTGGCGTTCCTCAAGCTCCAGAGACTAAATCATGTGTTACAGCACAAGATGGAACTAGCATTGAAATTGACTTGCTTCCTAGCCCGTATGAGCAAGCAGACACTACGCAAAGGTCTTGGTGGGCCAAAGAATTTAGGACTGCGACTCTTTCATGCACGATTGATCCCACAAAGTCTATTTCTGCTACCGCATCGGCAAGCTACTTGTCTGGCATTTCACAGATTGACGCAAAGAATCAAGCTGGTGAATTAGCTCAAAATGCCGCCAACCAAGCCGCGCAACAATACCTCGCACAGAATCCCTGCTGATATATGCCATCTATCACAACAGCCTCAAAGCAAGTAACAGATTTCCCGTTTCGATACATCTCGCCATTCAAGGATGATCCTGTTGTGCCGCTGTATTCTTCTGTTCCTTTATTCTCTCCTCAAGCTGGATGTTTGCCATGTGCCGCTTGCGGAAACTATGCAGACCGCAAAAAAATCATTGCACAACAAGCAAACCGATTTAAAGATTACATCCCTAATGAAATTGCAGGGAACAATCCTAAGGCCGGATTCAATTAATAAATATGAAAACCAGAATCGACTATCGACTCGTTCCTAAAGGATCATTTGAATTTGGAAATTTACAAGACTTCGCTGAATCGTTTGACCACAAAATTGTCGAACATCCTAACATCAATATTTACGCTCATTATCGGAATGGTGAGTTGTTTGGCTATTCTGACCATGTTTTCATTCCTACTGTCTATCCAGCTTTTCACCCGAATCATACTAGGCCGCAGGATGTAATCCAAGTTATGAGCGATTGGAGGGCACACGCTCAACTTTCTGGAGGGCTTGGATATATTGGCGTTCCTCTTATTGATGATCGACCAAAATTTACTAATGATGTTATGGGTAAATTGGGATTGACTAAGATGAATAGAGAGATTTATAGTTACGATTCATTGACTTAAAAATGGGTGGAGCAAAAACAGTAGACGCAAACAAGTATATCTCTAAACGCGATCCATCGCGTGATATTGCTCTTGCCATGATGATGCAGCAAGCTCAACAACGTCAAATGGCTAACCAAGCACAAATGCTTCAGCAATATGCTGGCATGGCTCCAGAGCAACAGATGTATGATGCTTCTCAGCAATCTCGTCGTGCCGCTGAACTTGGATTGCAAAACATTTATAGGCAACGAGAATTGGAACGCATTACCAATCCTCAAGAAGCGGCAATGCGACTTGCTCAATCTCAGCAGATTGAAGACCTTACAGCACAACAAAATGCTGATCAGTATATGCGAGAGTATATGCGGACACAAGGTCTTCCAACGCAATACGAGACTGGACTTGGAGATTCTACTATTGGTCGTGCCGCAATGTATGATCGTGCGCTTGCCGCTAAACAGGCATACGAACAAAATCTATCCGCGCAACGCCAAGCATATCTTGCCTCAACGCAAGCTCCAACTGGCGGCATTTCACCAGAGACATCTATTGCCGCAAAGCAAGCTGCTGAAGCTCAAAATATCGCCGCGCAAGAGGCATATAAGCAAGGAATGTTTGGATCGGTTGCTGGATTTGGTCAAACTGGGTATGAGTCTGCGATGAATCAATTTGGCAACCTTGCTAGAGCGCAACAAGCTCAACAACAATCTCAACAAGCATACCAGCAAGCCATGCTTCAAAACCAAGCTCAAAATCAAGCATCTAAAAATGCAATGACCGGAGCTTATATCCAAGCTGGAGGGAATATTGCATCCTCTGCTATTGGAGCGTATGGTCAAATGGGTGGCGGTGCTGGCGGATCATCCATTACTGGATACGGAGGACAGCAATATGTCCCAAGAACATCTGCAACTGGCGGTCAATATTATACTCTAGCAGGAGCATAAAATTTATGGGTGGATCAACTTCTAGTCCTAAAATACCAAAACCTGATGACACATCTATGTATGCTTTGCTTGCTGCAAAGCAAGGCATCGGGGGTCAGTATTTGCAGTCGCAAGGTGAACTTGTAAAAGCATATGCTGCACTCCCTCCAAAAACTCAAACCTTTGATGCTGGCAGGACATCTAAAGAAGCTGCTGAATTTGGACTTGAAAACATCACTCGTTCTCGTGAACTTGAGGCTTTAACTGATCCAGAGGCTGCAAGAATGCGGAGCCAGATGGGTGGAAGGGTTGCGGAGCTATCTGATATTACAGCTACTCAGCGAAGCATGGATGAGTTTGCTAAAAAGCAAGGATTGACCTCTGGATATACAACGGGGCTTGGCGGGACGATTGGTCGCGCTGCGATCTATGATGCTGGAACTGAAGCTGGACGACAAGCTCGACTGCGAAATCTGGCACTTCAACAGGGATATTTGGCGCAAACTCCAGCACCTATCGGAGGGCTTGATCCAGCTACTGCTATTCAAGCTGAGATGGCGGCTAAGTCAGCAAATCTTCAGGCAATGCAACAATACCAGCAAAATGTTCTTGCGAGCGGACAAAGATTGCAACAATCTACCTCTGATTTTATCAATCAAAATCTTGGTGAACTTGCACAAGCCAATCAAGTATCTCAACAGAACAAGCAGAACTACGAACAAGCAATGTATAACAATGCTGTTCAGAATGCAGCTTCTCAAAACGCAATGACTGGACAGATGATTGGCGCGGGAGGCGCAGTAGCTGGGGCGGCTATAGGAGCGGCAATTATTATTTAATGAGACATCACCTAATAAATAAAACAATAAATAGAATAAAAGAGTGGAACAAAAGATGGCCTAGATCAGTAGTATTATGGAGTGGAGGTAAAGACTCTACTGCATTGCTTCATTTGATCCGATATGGAGCAGAGATTGATATTCCTGTTGTTCAGTATCGTCAGCCAAAATTCCGTGAGCGATATGCCTATTCTGATCGTTTAATCAAGGAATGGGACTTGGAGGTATATGAGTATCCGCCGATGAAGGTTTCACTCGCAGATGGCCCAGATGTCAATACTGGCGAGGTTCGCTTCGATATGCTTCATTACTTCCAATGGGGTAAAAATTGCGTAGTCTTATCTTTGGGAACAGAGACTCCAAAGTCAGATGAAAGGTTCTTGTGTGGCGTTGATGACTTCCTGCAACGCCCTACTGGAACATTTAACTGGCCGTGGGGTGCAGTATTTATCGGAACTAAATACGAGGATACTGACCTAATCAAAGGTCATGTTCCGCTCGCTCAAGACATCCGCATTGTTGATGGTTCGCCAGTATCGCTATATCCAATGCGCGACTGGACTGATGATGATATTTTTGAGTATTTAGAGGAAAGTGGAGTTGAACCTGATCCAACTCGGTATATTAAAAAAGATGATAAGTGGTATAACAATCCAGATAAATCTCTCAATGCCGACTTTTATCCGACTTGTTTTAATTGCGTGAATCGACATTTAGGTCGTCATGTGCATTGCCCTAAACTAAACGCCACTATCACGAATATAAGCGAAATGGCTCCATACGAGGACATCGTTATTGATGACCTTGGATTCCGCCCTGTGGAATGGAAGAAGTAACAAGTGAAGACTGTATTTCTTGCGGTGCTTGCTGTTCTTACAAATGGTCTTGGCCGCTTCTTAAGCGTGACAGATCGGATGCAGAAAAGATACCGAAAGAAATGCAACGAGGAGACTATCCTTTGATGAAAACTGAGAATAATAGATGTGTGGCATTGCAAGGCGTTGTAGGAAATTGTGTATCATGCTCAATTTACTTTGACAGACCTAATTCTTGTAGGCAATTTAAGCCGAATGGCGACTTATGCCTTGAAGCACGAAAAAAACTAAATATCAAATAATATGGGAGGAGCTTTAAAAACTACAAGAAAAGTTATTGATCCATTTAATATAATGGACCCTTTGGGAATTTTACCCGGCCCAAAAGGAGGTAAGTTCGGAACACCATCTTGGAAGTCTAGTGATAAGAAAAAGAAAAAGAGCGGTGGTGCAACTCCCCCACCTGATCCGATGTTGGCTTATATGTCTCAAATGCAAGCGCAGCAACAAGCCCAAGCTGAATCTGCTCGACAGGCTCAACAACAAGCATTTCTTGAAGCCCAAAAACAATCTGCTATGGCCTCTGAGCGTCAAGGTGAAACAGGGGCGCAACAATTTTTGTCTCAAGCTGGAGCGATGCAGCAAGCTAAAGATATTTCCGCGCAACAAGCTCAACAGAAAGCATACCAAACAGCAGGAACATCTGCTATTGGCGGAGGATTTGATATTGGTAAAGCACAGCAGGAGCAGGCTGCAAATCTCGCAGGGATGGGAGCTATTCCAACTGGTGCTGCATTGCCATTCTACGGAATGAGTGATTCCACCACAACAACTCCAGCAACTCGTTCAGCTAATATTTTTAACTTACCAAAAACAAGCAATATAAAATTCGGAGGAGTATAATTATGGGAGGAATGTTCAAAGGGCCAAAACAACCAAAACCCAAACCACAGCCATCAACAGACCCTATGATGGTTATGATGATGCAACAGCAACAACAGCAGGCTCAACAAGCCGCTGAACAATCTCGTATGGCTGAACAGGCTCGCCAACAAGCATTGCTTGAACAACAACGCGAGGCTGGATTTGCGGCTGAACGACAAGGCGAACAACTAGCTCGTCAACAACTAGGACAGTTTTCTACTCAACAGCAAGCCAGTGATCAAGCCGCATTGACTGCATCGCAACAAGCTCAAGGTGCTATTGGAACTAGCGCAATCGCTGGTGGTGGCGGTCAAGCGTCTCAAACAGAGAAAGCCGCATCTATGGGTATTGGTGGTGCTGGTGCTGCTCCTAGCGTAATTCCCGGAGCTGCTATGGCCGCTAATCTCGGTGCTGGCGGAACTGGTCAACCTGCTAATATGTTCAAACTTCCTTCTGCTGCTAATCTTTCTTTCGGAGGCTCCTAATGGCTGACTATTCCTTCACTCCTCAATTCGCTAATCTTAGCAACCTGCAACCACTGCCAGCACTCGATGTGACTCGCGGTGCTGCATTGCAGTTTCAGCCACTTCAAGCTATCCAGATTCAGTCTTCTCGACCAGAGCTTGTAGCTGAAGGCATCGCTGGTGCTGTTTCTAACATTGCTAAAGGTGCTTTGAGTGGCATTACTGCTAAATACGAGAAGGAAGAGGAGAAAGCCAAAGAAACACGCAAGTTCGCTCAAGAACTACTTCTTGAAGAAGCAAAGCAAAAGACAAGGAATAAACAATTTCTTGATGAACTAAAGCTAAAAGTAGCTTCTGAGCATGGCCTAGAAGCGGATGTTGATGAAAGAATGGCAGCATTAGATAAAGCTGCTGAACGGCTTTTTGGCGTAAACCCATCTGGAAATACTCCAGTAGAAAAACCAACTCCAAAAACAAGCATTGATACTGAGGCAGATACAAGTTATGATACTTATGGAGATCGCAGATTGTCTCCAACAGATGCTGTATTTGCTCCAACTGGAACTCCAGAAGAACAATCCAAAGCAATTACAAATCAAGTTGGATTGCCAATAAATCTAGCAGAGCAAGCTCCAGAGGCCGCACCTATTCAGCAACCACCTCCTCAGGTTGATACAGGTGGAATAAATATTCCAGACCCAAATTTAAGGCGTGTATCTATTCAAGGAACTCCAGCTCCTGCACTAACTGGACTTCAAGTTCAGTCATCGGCAGAACCCGCACCAACACCTGCTTTGGCTGGAATGGAAGCTCCAGTTGATAAGTGGTGGCTTCAAAATCAGCCAAAAGAAGTAACTCAGCCAAGGAAAACTGATGATATTGTATTTGAGCCATCACAACAATCCGTAGCTGAACAGGCAGCAATAGATTTATCAAAGAGTAGCGATTACAATTATTTGG